CATATCTGACATTGAGTCTTGTTCCGTGTGTGGGTCATCAATAATCAATAAGTCCGCACCACGGCCCGTGATACTCGCTCCAACTCCTGCTGCATAATACTCACCTCCGTGATTTGTTTCCCAACGACCTTTGGCTTTGGAATCCTCACGAAGCTTTACATTACCAAAAATTTGTTTGTACTCTGGTGAATCAATAATATTACGAACCTTAGAACCAAACCTCACTGCCAGTTCTGTGTTGTGAGATACTTGCATTATTTTCATTTTGGGGAACTTTCCAATGATCCAAGCAGGAAAATATACAGATGCAAATTCAGATTTAGTATGTCTAGGGGGCATATTGATAATGAGCCTCCCTTTTTTATCTGCAGCAATATTCGTAAACTCGTGAGCAATAATCTGATGATGACCCCACTTACTCCTATCTTTTTCTTTACGACATATAAAATCTGGCCAAACTTCCTGAACAAAATACAAGAAGTGATCCTGACATAACTTTACGTGTTTAATCCAGAGCCTCTCTACTTCGAGCCTCAGTTTTTCTGTTGTCATTAGATCGGGTTTCATAAACGTAGTATATTCTAACTAGAATAAAATTCAAATGTTTACATATATCTAACTTAGCCTATAGGTGTATATGCTAGCAAGCGCCCAAGCCTTGGTGGTCAGAAAATCGTTAGTTGGTATGATATGTAAATGAGAAATGAGCCTTGTAAATATGGGGAACTATCATAGTTCCCCATAGAATGATTATGATTATATTATTTATTTAATTTATAAAGTTTACTCCATACATCAAACAACTTATATTTTTCAACTAGTTCACTATCAATTTCACTTAATACTTCTAATAGTTTCCATGACATATCTGCATGACTACCATGAAAATGTTGAAGTTGATATTGAGCATGTTCACTTAATTTAATCATGTTCTTCCTTTCGTTAATAAGATTACTTAATTGTTATCTTATATATATAAGATAATATAAGATAATATAATTGTCAATAGTTTTTTTTATTTTTATTTATAATTATTTTTGTTGACATATATCTTATTATATCCCATAATATAATAGAGTTATTAATATTATCATTTAATGAAAGGACTAATCAAAATGGCTCAAACTAAAATAAAAACTCTTAGAAATTTATCAATAGACCAAGTTAACTCTATTGAATTTATTTCTGGAAGAGACTTAAAGAAAACTGTTATGGCAGATGATAAAGCTATGACAGATAGACAACATTCCATTCTTGATAAACATAATGATGTTGTGATTGTGAAAACTAAAAGTGCAACACATCAAATTTCTAGAAGTAATGAAGTTAGAGATGTGATTGATGTTAAAAAACTTAGAGAACTTGACGAAAATTTTTACCAAAAGTGTGTAAGAAAAGTTGAGTATAGAAAAATAAATATTAAAACAATCAAACAATAGAAAGGATAGGGAAGAGCTAATAACTCTTCCCTTTTTTTGTTATGGCAGAATATGTAAAAGTAAATGGCAATGTTGTCACTATGGATAATTTAAGCTTGTCTATTTTTTCTCAAGCAGATGGAATAAATTATCGAGTTGATATCATAGAAAATTACAATGGTAGCAATTTTTATATCATAGTATTTAGCACTCATCCTAATAGATCCGATTTTGAAGATGGTTTTAAAACTTTAAAAGAGATGTATTATTTTTTAAAAACAATAGAAAAAAAAGGTTTATAAGTTCCTTCCTTACCTAGATCAGTTTGAAAAAAATCAAGCTGATCTAGGTTTTTTAATCCAATAAACATTTATATATATACTTGCAGCTAGAACCTGGGTTCTAATGATATGATTATATGATTATATGATTATATGATTATATGATTGTAGATATGATTATATGATTGTAGATATGATTGTAGATATGATTATATGATTATATGATTATGTCTGAAAAATTTGGCGCTATGATTAAGCGCCAAATATGATTGTAGATATGATTATTGCAGCAATTGTTCCCTTATTTCGTCTTCGCATTCCTGGGCTATTTCATCACCGCCAACGTATCCCTCGACTACGTCACGCATTACAGTTATGGCCTCTTCAACGGCTCTTTCATATTCTTTATTTTTCATTTTATTTTATCCTTTAGTTTATGCTTAATATTTTTTGATTTTCTCAACAATTATGTTTGTTGTTTCTTTTCTATAGCAAAGTAAACAATCTTTACATTTTTGGCCAGTGCAATTTTGCTGCTCAACAAAATTGTCAACAGAAACATTATTAAACGTCTTATCAAAATGTTTAGGAATCTTTTTTAATATTGAATTAGTTTTTTTAACTGAATAAATCAATATTAAATTTCCTGGTTTTTTTCTTTTATTAAAGAATGGTTTAATAATATCCGTTCTTTTAGACCATAACGTAAAAGTACAATGCGGATTTTTTTCCGCAATCTTACAATAATTTTCTATATGATTAAATTTTGAATACGTTTTTATTACTTCGCCTTTATCGTTTATTACTTCCGTTAATAATTCACCGTGCGCATTTAAACGATAATAAGCTTGCAAAATTGTTGGAATTTCATTGTCATTCAATAAACGTTCCGCTAAGTATTCGTTACGATCTAATGCTGGACCGACATTTTTTCGAACGCCTTGCAGCATTTCCTGGGAATAACAAACACCGCATATATTAACAACGGTACCAGCTTTTTCATTTTCAATTTTACCATTAACATAATTGTCATAACAAAATTTATTTTTCAAAGTATTATTACTAATACTTTGTAATCCAATTAATTTACCGCTCATTGTTGACTGGTGCGGCATAACTGGGAAATTATCATTTAACATTTTTTACCCTTTCATTAATGTTATATTATTATTATAAGATGAAACGGGATAAATGCAAAGCTTTATTTTATTTATGCAGCAATTTTTCAAGCTGTTCAAACAGCTGGTTCAAGGTTCTTGCTTCAAGAACCAGGCGAAACATTCCAGGATTATTGTTTTTTGGATCTGTTTTTTTGGTCCTAGCTCCACGAAGCTTCTTATCAATATGATTAGATATGATTGTATGATTAGATATGATATGATTGCAAGTATGATTGGGAATATGATTGGGAATATGATTAGATATGATATGATTTCGTGAATCAAGACCCACGACTCTGAAAAGTTTGAACCCTCTCTGCTTGGTACTTGGTAACAAGATAAAAACTTGACCTCCACATTTTTGATGTTTGATATGCCAATTAATCTGATAGTTTGAAAGTCCTAGATTCTTGCTTTCCTTTGATTTTAATTCCAACCAAAATTCGCAACCATTTATTAAACAATTTAAGTCTGGAATTCCACGAATCGTGGCACTCTCAATTCTAGTAAAGTGCCACAATTTCTGTGTTTTTTGAAGTGTGTTGATTTTTTGCCACAGTTGAGATTCATTCATCTCCAAACCAAAAACCTAGCAAGAAAATTAATAGCAAGATTATAAAAATTTTAATTAACAATTTTTTGCTTTCTTTTCCAATATCGTTGACTTTCAATATCCTCAACTCTATTCCATATTTCAATAAATCTTCTCAACCAATAACATTGATAAGGCATCTGAACTTCTTCTGACCAAAGCATTTCATCTGCACTTAAAATCTCGTCAAATTGTTCTCTCTTGCACCAAGCAATATAAAGTTTGTTTAATAAATTAATGGTCATTTACAAACTCCAAAACTTCTGAAAATTCATTAGTTTCTAATTGTGGTTTTTTACCATATCCATATTCATCAACATCAATGATGTGAAATCTATAACCATCTTTAATTTCTCTTTCATCATTGTCTTCATTATCAATGAAAATCTGATAACCATTACATTCAAAACTTGGACAAGTATCATTTCCATAAGATACATTTTCCCATTCTTTTGGAATTTGATCTTTGATATCAAATAAACATCTTTCAAAGTAAGGTAAATCATTGTAAGTATGTGCATCATATTCATTTACAAGTTTAACCACATCATCAAGAGAATCAGTTTCTAATAAAATAGTATCTTTAGAAGTATTTGTAACAGTAATTGCTTTTGCTTTTGGCTCATTAATACTAGCAAACTGATTAAAAGTCACAAGCATATCTTTTGCTTTTGATACAACAAATTCCATTACTCACCTC